ACTTGCTCACATGGTAGATTATTTACTAAAGGCAATAACTCTTCAGCTTTGTCGTAGTTGTATTTATCATCTTTAACACCTTGTAAGTAGATAGCAAATATCAATCCTAAGACACTATTAAATTTATCATGTATAACTTTACCATCTGAATCAAAAGAATCCTTTAGAAGGTACTTACAGTCTTCATACTGAGCAATAGATTTAGATACTATTCCTTTAGGTAGAATAAATACATCATCATCAATAAAAACAGGTCTATATTTCGCATCGTAATCAAAGTTTGGTTTTGTAGTATAAACACTACTTCCCAACTGTTCGGTAATACTGTATAGTTCAATTAAGTTCGAAGCGTGTTTAATTTCTTTAGGTAGATTAAGAGATGCTAAAAACAATCCATCAACATCTTCTTCTTTAATCATGTTTAAGTAAGTGCTATAAGATATTTCACTCCAATCTTCTGGGGCTTGTACCTTATAGCTTTTACCTTCGTGTTTTACTTTTAAATTAATCATTAAAAACAATTAATAAGGTAAGTACTCCAATCTCTTAACCACACAAACAATTGAACGCACGCAAGTGAAAAAAGGTATCCACAAGTTAGATACAATGTTGCTTTAGTTAGATTATACACTATTTTATATTTTATACTTTTCATAACTCTTTTATTAATAAATTACCTTCTATACAATTTAATATTTCTTCACCAGAATAATGATTCAAGTATCTATTCATTTCATCATCATCAAATATCTGATAATTCTTTTCTTTCCATGTAGTACCCTTAAAAGGTCTAGGACAAATTAAGGTTGGTGGTTTACCTCCCTCGCATAACCACACTATAACATCACCCTTACCCTCTTTAGAATAGACAGCACCTATCTTTCCAAGCGAAGAAAAATGCTCGTTATGATCTGGGACATAACCTCTTTTAACTAACGCCTTCCTTAATCCTTCCATATTATTTAAACTTTATTTTTGATTTATCAACTATTCTATAATACACTTCTTTAAACTCTTCGTAAGATACTAAATTAATAGCATCATAAGTATCTGTTGTTTCATTAAATATAAAACTAACTAATAAAGGTGTTAACTTTAACCATAGATAATCACAGTCCTCTACCATCTTATCAAAACAAATAATAGTATTTTGTAAATCATGGTAAGCTATACTCTGTATCAGTTGATGCACAGCTAAATCATTACTATCTATTTGTTCTTGTATAGTGTCTGCGTACCAGTAACCACCTAAAGAATTATTTCTGCTGTTCTCTCTTCTACTTAAAGCAGTATCCCAAGCATCACGCACACAAATGAATACATGGTCTATTTCTTTTTCTTTTAATATCATTGGAATCTCGAAGCAAAACTCAGGATTCTTTACAATATAAGACCATCTGTCTATATCTTTTATACTTCTCTCTAGTCCAGCATTAGACTTAGCATCAAGCTTAACGCCTTTTTTAAATCCAGTGTCTAACCCTAACTCAGTTAGTATCTGCATAAGTAAAGAAGTTCCAGCTCTACCCGTTCCTGTTATTAATACGTGACTATCCATTATAAGTATCTATAAATTAATCCAACAACAACAATTAAAACACCTTTCAAAGCAGTCCACCCGTATAAGTCAGCACCTAACATCCTTGCTAATCTATCCGTTAACGCAGTCTTACCTAATAGGTATAAAGGTAACCCCCTAAAATAATTAATAGCTAAATCAAAAACCATAGAGTATCCAATCAATAAACAGGCTGATAACATTAATTGACTATATAAATCTATCACGCAATAAAACGATACTATATAAGCCAACACAACACGGATACATGAAGATATAAAGTGATTAACTTCAAACCCTCTTTTTATTCTTTGTGAGTCGTACCATGATTCAATCAAAGCAGTGACTATTACTATTAAAATTAATTTCATATTATTTATCTATAGTTTGTAAATGTGAAGCTACTTGTATTATATGACAATTCAAAATACATTCGCATCATTATCATGTCACTATAATCTGGTGACCTACCTATTATCTTTTTAATTTCATCCTTAGAATATATTTGTAGCTTATTATCTCTATCTATACCCTTCATTCTTATCATTTCTAACTCTTCTATTATTTCACTTTTAGCATCATCTACTTCAAAAAATAATTCTCCCTTTTCAATCTTTTGTGCTAATTCAAAATAACATTGAGTTTTTAGGTTTTGATAGTTTTGTTTACTTCCTTCAACCTTTAAAGCAGATGAGTTATTAGTAAAGCCGACCACGCTACCACCGATGATGTCAGTACAACCACCGCCAACACCATCATCATCAATAACAATGTTGCTCTTAGGGATGCCTTTCTCATATATTAAATTATTTATAACATTAGCAACTTCAACCATACTACTGGAATCCATTGTAATTACTTTAATTAATCTTAACCCACTCCACAAACCTATTACAGTTTTATCTTTCCCAAACCTAGCTACATCAGCACTTATGTAATAATTACCATCATTAACATAATCATTAGTCCATAAATCTAATATCTTTTCATTTGATATTAATCTATCCTCGTCTTCGTTTGCTTCTGCCAGATATAACTCTTTGAATATTTTAGGCGGTAAATCTCTTTGAGCTTGGTCTACTTCTTCCTGTGATATAATTCCCTCTTTTACTGCATCGTGACAAGTTATTTTAAAATACTCATAGTTCGGGTCTTTAATGCTTTTTATCTTTAGCTGGTGCATCCAATTAGCGGTACCGCCAAAGTTACCTATAAGCTTACATGGTGCGTTAGTAGCTGTTAACGTAGATCGTAATGCATACCAAGCTTCTGGTCTTGCTCTTGGCGCTTCATCAAATACAGCCCCGTAAACATCTTCGCCAAATAAGTTGTCAGGTTTTTCAGCAGATTTAAAAAATATGAACGAACCATTAGGACAATCTATTCTTAATTCTGTTTCATTGAATTTAAACATCCTTGTAGGCGCAAGATATGTTCTAAGTCTTTTGAAAGCTATCTTTGTTTGATTGTAAACAGGAGCTACCCACCAATAGTTACACCCCTCTTTAGGCTGTAACTCCATAGCCTTACCAAACAACCATATAATATGACTATAAGTCTTACCTACCTTAGTACTAGCTTCACATATAGTAAAACGAGCTGGACTAAATAGAATAGCTTTTTGGTAACTTGTAAGATTTGGTGGGGTTATATTCATTATTCAAAATCACACCAATGAGATAGTTTGTTTTCTACTGAATCATAAAAACAATCAACAACAACACCATCTATCCATTCGTTTGTTAATGAAAACTCTTTCACCTTTTCATTAGAAACTTTAATTGTAACATGTGTTCCTATAGGTATTTGATTATCAATACTAATCTCAAACGCGCCATCAACATCATCACAAGGTGATTTATCAAGATCAGCGAACCTTATAACATATTCCATATCATTTCCATTTACTCATATCAATTCCAATTCCTAAAGGATTCTCCTTATCACCAGCCAATTCAGTTCTGCTCAATTTAGGCTGTACATACTCTAACAACTGTAGATACATACCCAAGGCTCCCTTAGGGTCTTCTTCTGCTATTGAGTCTAACCATCCTTGAACTTTTTCTAAATTATTATCTGCTAAGTCTTTTAAAGCACTTCTAATTTCAGTAGTTACTCTGTTTGGTACTCCTTTAGGTCTTCCTTTTGGATTGTTTGTTTTTCCTTTTGGTGGCATCTTGTAAACATTTGTTGTTTTCAAAGATACAAAATTTATTTATAACAATTCTAAACTATTTTTCTTCCTTTTATGAATTTAACATACTCTTCTATTGTTCTTTTACCTACATTTCTTTGTGTTTTAAAATCTAAAGGATTTAAAGAATTAAGAGTTTCTTCGTTTAATTCAAAGCCTTCAAACATTTTATATAAAGCACCATGTAGTCTTAACGATATTTTGCCATTACTCCAATTATTAATGACTTTATTGTTATTAGAATCGTTTATTACTTTATGTTTTAAACATAAATTATACATTTCTATTTTCTCCGCTCCACTTAAAACATTAAACAACCTATGTACTATCATGCTTCAAATTCTTCTAAATACAAATCAATTAAAAACTTAGTCTTATCTAAATCCTCTTTAAACTTCCCTTTCTTTCTGCATCTTACTATTCGTTTAATTAGATCAAATTCGTATGCGTTTAAATCGTGATCTTTAGCAAACTTGTATAAGCTACCTTTTGAATTATCGTAATGTTGTTGTTCCATATTATATTTATTCACATATATTTAATAAATTTGTGACATAACAGTTTATAAAAAGCAATTAAAAAAAGCTTTTATAAACGTGTT